GTTTATATTCTTTTTTAAGGGCAACTACATCATCTAGAAATCTAGCAAAACTTGTTATACTTAAAACGTTGTATGCACACATCAAGTTAAGTCTTAGTTTAGGCAATGCTGCTAGTACATAATAACAGTTCAATAACCATTCTCGATAGTTTAATCCGTCACGAACATATTCTGCTTGTCCGCCATAACTTTCTCCACTGGTTGCTATTTCTATACGCTTTACATTTTTCTGCACTTTTTCAAGCAGTTCAATAAAGTTAGCAATGATGTGTTTTGGAGCACCTAGGTTGCTGTTGATTACAACTGTAAGTTTTTTGTTAGGATGTTGCGTAATATATTCTAACAGTTTTTCAGTGTGTCTACTAAGCATAGGTTCACCACCAGTAATACGAAGTGTATGTAATTTGTCATACATAGTAGGCAAATATTCCCAGAACGCTTCAATGTAAGGATTGTGTTCTCTGTCTAGTATTTGTTTTTCGTGTATTTGGTTGTAACTGTCGGAAGTAGGATACGCACCAAGGTTAGATATTTCGCTAGTCCACAAACTGCTAAACTGTGGTCCACAGTATGCACATTTAAAGTTGCACACGTTTGAGAAACTAACTTCTAGCATAGTAGGATCGTATCTGTCAGTGGCAATGATATCTTTGCGATGTGGCCAACTGTCACGCTTCTTGCTCATAAGAACACGATCACTATATTTTTCTGTTTCTTCTATACGCCAACAGTAATCACACTCACTAGGACGTTCTCCGTTGAGCATTTGATTTCTGACACTACGTTTGTATGAGCTATTGTGCAATGCACTAGGATCTGCTTGCACTTCTTCAACAGGAACAACATGTGGATTAGGATGATGACAACTGTGATTCTTTCCTATGCCCAAATGCATTGTGCTGTTAGTCCACTTTGCTAAACATAGACTTTCGCCTAGTTTATTTTTTACATACCAATTAAACATATCTTGTCATTATACTCTCATAGTCTTTTTTGTCTAGTGCTTTAGGAGCACAAATGCCGCACCAACATCTAGACTTTTTACAAACAATAGTGTCAGTGCCTTGTTCTACTCTGTCTAATAATGCTTGTGTATTTTTAAGATTTCCTATAGGACCAACTTTTCCATCAAAGTTCATTCTACAGTCTTTATTAGTAAATATCTCTCCAGTAGTTTGTCTAATGTACAAAAAGAATTTATCTACACTGCAATTCCAACCTTTGAATCTATTATCTACAAATTTAGTACAACCTGAATTTGTACATAGCGTTTGTCCACCGCAGCAGGCTCTACCTTCTGCACTTAGATTTACACCTTGTGTTACTATTGCTGTTGCAGTTTGCAATAAACTAGCAGGACGTTTTCCTGTTATAAATTCTGCTTGTTCTGGTGTATAATTAAATCGCCAATCAAACCAATCGTGATCGATTTGACGAGTTTCGTATCGCATGTCATGATTTTTACAAAACTCTATCATGTTAATACAAACGTCCCATTGTTTAGGATGCATCATTATGCTAACATGAAAGTTCTTATTTTGTTTTTTAAGATATAATAAATTGTCTTTTACTTGTTTGCGTTGTTTTGGTAATGCTTCTGCATGAAAACTAACTGTAAAATAGTCTAACATTTCAACTATACTTTTCCACAAACGTTTTCCAACTACTGCATTTGTAATAGTTCCAATATAAAATTGCCAGTCAACTTGTTTCTTTTTTTGATCTACGTAATCAAGTATTTCTAATATATTAGGATGAAATAAACTTTCACCACCTAAAATATTTAAACTTGCTTGTTGTAATGCTTTAGGACGAGTTTTAAATTGTACACTAACATAGTCTACAATAAAATCAAGAGTGTGCAAACTGTCTTCAAGAGATGGGTGAGGTATTTTATTGTTATGCCCATCGCCACAATAACTACAGTCAAGATTACACTTTAGAGTGCTTTCCCATTCTATGTGAAAGTAATTAGGTTCTAGTGTGTCTAAAAAATTCTTTTTGTACATGATGCTTCTTCACTACAACCACAAATATCCTGTGTACATTTTACAGGCACTATCTTAGGATTGTATTTTTGTATAAAATCTTTACTGTATAAGTTATGGTGAATTTTGTCACCGTATAATATTTGCTGACAGTTACCACTGATTTGTCCGCTACTAAAAATTTTTATAAAATCAACACCAATGTTACAGGTCCAATCTTTAAAATGATTTAGTTTATTTCTTATTACCCAATTATCATCTTTTACTATGAACGGTCTAAATCCTTGCTTGTATACTGCAATAAGTGTCTCCGGTTTTCTAACATTCTTTTCGTACCATTCTTTGTTAGGATAACGCTTTATTGGATCTTGAAAATAGTCAAGTTGTAGATCTGTATATCTATGTTCACCAGAAAAATGTACAAGTTTAGCAATTATAGTCCATTCATATTTAGAATTATCTTTTAGATATTCAATGTTTTCTTTGCACTTGTCGAACTCTAAAGGATCCATAAGAACATCTGCGTTTACCATAACATTGTTCTCATATAAAATATCACACACTTCACTAATATGATCTAATTTTGCAAATTCATTGTGTACACTTATGCCAACTATATCAAAGTTATGTGCTTCACGTTTCCACCAACTTATGCTTTTACTACCGTTTGAACTTATTTCGATTCGTGTATCAAACTTTTCTTTCAAGTATGTACACAGTTCAGGCAAGCCTTTCCACAGTGTAGGTTCACCGCCAACAAAGAATATTTCGCTTTTGGGTTTGCCATTGTTGCGATAATGTTCTAATAGGTGTCCTAGATTCTGTTTGACTATGTCAATATCAGGCCAAGGTTGATCGCCTTCGTTACTGCCCGGAAAACAGTAGTAGCATTTATGATTGCAGAGATTGCCCAGCATGTATTCTATGCGAAGTGTATCTTGTGCTTGATTATTTTGTAGTTTTACAATCATAACAAGTGTGCTAACTCCGGAAAAATTTTTGCTGCACACAAACCTCTAATAGCATCTAGTTTGTTTGTGTACTCTTTGAAGCCAGGTAATAAGTGACTGTTGTCTTGTGCATCCATGTGATTAAGAACTGCCTCCCAGCGTTTCCATCCATATGGATTGTGCTTCCAAAAATCATCATCTTGTCTGTAGTTGTTCCACAGCCAATCTTTAAAGTCCATAAAACGCTCACGCACTTCTTGCTTATCTTCTAGTGGTAGAATCTGTATGCTTAAAAACGTAGGAATGTATAATAAATGCATGTTGACTAAACCACCGCCCATTTGTGTACCACCCGGAACAGTGCCTACATTTAGTTTCTTAAAGCCGCTGTCTAGTTTCCACTTCATAAAGTCTGGCAAGTGTTTTACATTGAATATTTGTATTGCTGTTGCAAGGCTAGTTTGTATATTATCAGGAGTATTGTCTAATAAATGCAATGTACGTTCTACTGTTTCAAAGTCTGTAGGGAAACGTATGTACTCATCACGTTCATGACATGCATCCATACTTACTGCAAACTTAACTTTTCTAAACTTACTCCACAGTTCAATCAAATCGTCATCAACCAACAATCCATTTGAATTGTAGCGTAACAGTATTTTGTCTTGATATCCTTGACGTACTATTTCTTCAATGAACTGCTTGTGTTCTTTGATCATTAGAGGTTCGCCGCCAGCAAAGTATACTTGTCTTAGATTAGGAATCTGAGCATACATTTCTTCCCAAAACGTATCCTTTTCATGCCAGAAGTTATTAAACTCTTTTTTGTCCCACTGCATCTGCTGCTTAACAGATTCATTGTCAAGTTGTGGAAATAATTTTTGCCAGTCGCTTACCCATTTTGAACTATCATGAGGGCTACACATTACACACTTAATATTGCAAGTATGTCCTAGTCGCAAGTCTAAGTATTTTAAGTTTTCAGGAACGGTTCCGTCTTCTTGTGTCTGGCGAACTAGTTCAGGTATGTCTACACCATCTTCGTACCATGTACCGCTTTCCCATACACGTTTACTTGCTACACCTTTAGACTCTTCTTCAAAGCACTTGCGGCAACTAGCAGGTATCTCACCTTTAAGCATAGTCGTACGTACACTTTTCATGTAGTCATTGTTCCATGCTTCCATAGGTGTTTCTCGACCAAAGTTTGCAGGCTTGCCGTGTTCCATTTTAACAAGTCCTACTTCATGATCTTCTCCAGCACCGCTTGCATTTGCACTACAGCAAAGTCGCATGTCACCATTAGGTCGTGTAGCAAAGTGTATCCACGGAAGTACACAGAAAGTAGGCGTACCTGACTGCTGTTCTATGATACGCTGATACTTTCCTAGTTGTGTATCTTCTGGGTGATACCAATACTTATTTGACATTATTCTTTTCCTTGGCCCAGTTGCGTTCTTGGCACCAAAAACATTCTCCGCACTCTGGTACAGGTTCACCAACTATATAGTTTGTATAATTTAAGTTTTCAAAATCGCCTTCACAACTGCGTGTTATGTTAAACAAATCCATAATATCGTTATCAATATATTGTTTTACAATCCAATCTTTTTCTGTATATAAAAACGGATGACACACAGTTACACCATTGTGTTCTTTAACAAGTTCATTAGGATCTTCAACTATAATATTGCGGTCGGGCATACCTTTTGTAATTGTAGGATCGCTAGGGTTTTTGCTTTTTGCAGCATACCATACATCTAAGTTTTCTGTTGCTGCAATCCATTCAGCATGAGCTCTTACAGCAATTTGATCTCCGCTACGAAGTTGTCCGTATTCATCTTCAATATTAGCACCTTTGCTACCGTATTCTAAATCAGGCGGAATAAAGTTTTCGTGACGTAAAAATCTTATGTTAGGAAATCTATTTACAAGCCAAGTAAAAACTCTAATACTATCATAACGCTGCCATGGTCTTGTTTTCCACATACGCACATGGCTTAGTATATGTACAGTAGCATCTTCAACTTGAGAACAAACCAAGTATGCTAGTAATGCACTGTCAGCACCGCCACTTACGCTTATACCAATGTTTTTCCATTTAGGATCAAAATGTATCATAGTTCTACCTTTTCTATAAACTGATCTTTAGGTTTGCTGAGTTTATTAACTCCGCATGTCCTTGCACAAGTAATTAGTTTTTTCTCGCCCCAATATTTGTTCCATACAGTCTGCCAAGGTGTTGAGTTGATTATGTCTTTAACAGATCGTTCTAATGCATTAGTGTTACCTAAGTCATTAATAAGGTCTTGATATTGAGAGTGCATTTTTTGTCTAATATACTTTACATTATCGTCTTGTCTTGTATAATTGTAAGGTATACTTGACAAAAAGCAACAAGGCATAACTTTTTTATATGCGTCTATATAAACTTCTTTTGTTTGTACAACATAACAATCAATCTCACTAGCATCAACAATATCTTGGTAATTGTCAATAACGTCTTGTGTAATTAGGTTAATTTTACTTCCAGTTGGTGGTTCTAAATAATAAGATACATCACCATACCTATCAAGTACTTCAAACTTTTCAGTAGCAACAAATCTTGCACTGTCTTTGTATGTAAATCTAGCAAAGCCTAATTCTTTTGCTCTACGTTCTGCTTCTTCTAATTGATGTTCGTTGTGTTTAAATTTTATAAAAGCCCATTCAGCAGTGCCGCCTGCGTTTATAAATGCTTTGGCATTTCTTATTACTGTTTCATATTTTGTACCAATACGATATAAACTATGTGTATCTTCTAAACCATCAATAGCAAATATAACATTATGTGCAGGAGGTAATGCAAAACGTAATTCTTCCCACCATTCAGGAGACCTAGCACCACCGTTGGTATGTATACGAATATATAAATTAGGATTAGTCTGTTTGCTGTAACGACACATTTCTATTAGGTCATTATTAATAATAGGATCACCAAAGTTACCACAAAAATAAAATCCGTCTACTTGTTGTAAAACTTCTTCGTTTAAAACATCTTTAAAGTCTTGTGTTGTCCAGTCTTGATTTTTGATAAGAGGATTTTCTAAGCCGCCATGCACATTTCTACTACACATTGGGCAACTTGCTTGACACCGATTGGTAATTTCTAAATGTATACTTTTTAGGCTTTCAAACTTAAACAACGTCTTTCTTTCCTATTATCATAAACCGATTATACTTTGGCGTATCTAATGTGCCTCGCCAAAGAGCTTTTATTTTAGACATTTGAGTAAAATCATCTAAGTCTATTGCACAACGAATATGTTCTTCATGATTAAAATAATCATTACTTTGTAAAACTACTGTTGCTCCTTTAGGAACATTATCTAACCATTGTTCGTATTGTTCTTGTGTAATATGTTCGCAACTGGTGTTAATTACTATATCTGCATCATATTTGTAATTACACATGTCTGCTGTAACTGCTGTAAACTTGCCTTCCATCTCATAACGCTTGTTTACAGTGTTTGCTATTTCTTCACAAACAGGATCTATATCTAAAGATGTAATATGTTTGATTCCAATTTTACTATTAAACATAATACTTGCTAACACGCCATTCCAACCACCGTGAATTACAATGCGTTTGTCACCGTATAAGTTTAATGCTTGGACTGCTTCAGTTAACCATATTTTACTTCTTATTTGACCTTTCCAAAAACTTTCAAGTGTACGATATCTGTCTTCACTGTTGCGAACAGCGTCCATCCAGAACATTACATCTTCAAGTTCAATTTTCATACTATGTACTCAAAGTTTTGACAAGTGTCCCCTTTACGTAATAACTTTGCACCATTTCGCAAATGAAACTTTTCTGCCATTTCAGTTAATGGACTTAGTGTACAAAAACGTTTGATGTATGGCTTGTCACGTTTAATAACATCTGCTGTACTGAAGATAATTTCTCTACCAGCACCTTTGTCGTAACTCCATACAGTATAAAACATTGCTGTATCAGGATCGTTTGTGTTGTTTAGTTCTTCTTCTGTAATAGCAACACCTTTGGTATATGCTACACAAACAACAGCCCTGGCAACACCTACTTCGTCATCTTCTAACGTGTAAACTTCTCTACCGTCTACTATTCTCCAATGCATAGGCAAATGGGGACGAACTGGATCGTCTTTTACATAACCTAATGTCCAATCATCATTAACTAGTTTTAACATTTTTATATCTCTCTTACTTTTGGAAGTTTAGAATCTGCTGAACTTACACAAGAACGTGTAATGCATTTTCTAGGAGCGTCATGTATAGTGAACCCATCGGTTATTGTTCCTAAAGGTTCTTCATGACAGGAATAGGAACGTTTTACTTCATTTTCTCTAATAACTATCCCCTGGTACCCTGCATTACAAGTCCAGCCTTCAAACTTATTAAAGCCAAACGCATTAAAACGTTCTGCTTGATCTAAATCGTACTCTATTCCTTTATCGTCGTAGAGTGCAATTTGCGAGATTTTTTCGCCTTGCCACTTTTGTGGGAATCCGGCTTGCATGATTGCAATTTGTTCTTTTGTATATCCATGTACCACGTCGGTGGCAGTATTGTTGGACTGAGGTTTGAGAGTGACGCTAATGCCTCTGGCGGCAAATCGTTGTAGGCGTTCGTAAAGCTCTTCAAACCTTTCAGGAACCATAACTTGATTAATCGTAACAAAGGTTCCTCCTTTCATTAGTTGCAAGCATTTGTCTCCAAACTCTTGCTCGTTAGCAAATTCATCGTGAAAACTTGCTGTTATACTTCTACGTTGCAAAGTACTTGTTGCATCTAACCACCTATTCCACCATTTGCTTCCGGGTGATAAATTTGTGGTCATATGTATACTTTGATACTCGGGTGCTGTATCACTACAGTAGTACTCTATAAGTTCCCCAAAGTATTTATAAGCAGTGGGTTCGCCTCCACTGAAACTAAAATGAAAATTCTTAAAGCCATTTAACTGTGCTTGATATTTTATATTATCAATTGTCTGTTTGTAAACGGATAAATCATAATGGTCCGGTTTGTCTGATCTTGCGTAGGGCCAGCAATAGCTACAATTATAATTGCAAAAGCGACCAAGAATCCAACTGACAGTAAATAGGTTCTGTTCCAATAAGGTACGTTGCCCAAACTTAACAATCTTTTCAAATGGTATTTCAGTAAAAGTATTCTCATCAATCATCATTAATTATAACATATTTCACTTGCTGTGTCTAGTATTTCCATAGTGTACTACAGGATTTTGGCCCTCATAATTACGCCAAGGGTCAAAAACAGTAACATTTTCAGGTACTGCATCTGTATCATGTACTCTTACAAATACGCTAGGATCTTTATCTACTATCCAGCCACCTAATTCTTTAACATAATGCTGTACTAGTAAACTATAACTGCCGTCTATATATTCTACACCTGGTTTATAACTGTCACTACTAAACTGTACTTTGTTTCCATATTTGAGTATTTCAATAGCCATGTTACGTGCTTGTATTTCTCTAGCGTTCATAATACTATCAAAAATGTCGTATCCTAAATGTAGATTTTTTGCCATGTAACGTAGTGCAATATTATCTCTAGGATGACAAGCACCACCGTCGCCCATGCCTGCCTTCATATAACTAGGACCCATGATACGTTGCGAACTTTCTGCTAGTGCTTTGGTAACTACATCAACATTGATGTTGCCTTGCTTTTGTGCAACATCTTGTATCATGTTTACTAGTCCAATCTTTGTACTAATAAATGTATTATAAAAAACTTTGATTGCTTCACATTCGTCCCAAGTACCAATAACGTAACGTGGATCATTTTGCATTACAGTTTTGTAGAAGTCTACCAACTGTTTTGCGTCACCTGTTTCACTGCCATCATCTGTTCCAATCATTACCATTTCAGGATTTACCATGTCCCATGCAACTGTGCCCATAGCAATCAAATACGGATTATACACAAATCGTGTATTAGGTACTAAATTAATAAATTCTCTACGAGTTGTTCCAGGTAACACTGTACTGATTAAAACAAGCAGTTGGTCTTTGTTCATGTGCTTGTTACATTCTGTTAAAACGTCTTTAACAATATCGTAACTGAAATCTTTTGGCTCTAGGTGTGCTGTAGGAGCTCTACCGTCATATGCAGGGTCGTGTGGCGTTGGTACAGCAACAAATACAATCTCTTGACCTTCTACAGTTTCTTGTATTGTTGGCAACTGTTTGACGTTATTTGTATTGCATTCAACAATATCATATCCTGAAACTATGTGACCGCTCTTGGCTATTTCTTCTGCACAGGGTAGTCCTAGTTTTCCTAAACCAATAAATGCTATTCTCATATTGTACCTTCATAAATATCTTAGTTAACTGAGTATTTAATGGATTTTCAATGCAACACCTAACAGACTGGCTTATCAACACCAAATATTTTAGAGAGTGCCCAAGTGAGATTGGCTGCTTTTATCACTATAAAAAACATATACCTCTACTTAAAAAAGGATCTTATAATAGTATAACTGTCCTGTTTGCACACTATTCCTATGATGCTCCTTTTGATACAGATACAGATGTGTTTAGCTCAATAAAACCATTTTATCTTGATATGTTACGACAAAGAAAATGTATCTTTATATTAGATGGTACACACGAAGGTTGGGCACCAGAACATCAAAGCGTTGCTATAGCATTATATAATAGTGCAATAAAAAATAACATAGATCCATCTGCTATATTTTTCTTAAGCGGAAATCTTAGAGAAAAAGCAAATTTTAAAAATTTCCATATCACACACGGTGATTACTATCCTATCAACATTATTGAAATTATGCATTGGGATACTTTTCAAAAAGTTATGATGACAGAAGGCAAAAGAAGATTTAGCCGTAGACAAAGTTTAGAACAAAACTATCAAGGAAAGTTTTATCTTAACTTAACTAGACGTAATAGATTTTGGCGTAGTTATTGTACTTGGAGGCTGCACGAAGCAGGTGTAGCACAGTATGGTTTGCTTAGTCATGACCGATTAAACCCAAAAGAATATAAAGCCAACAAATTTTTTACTAAAGAAATGGAACAAACTCTAACAAGGGTTACTCCTCTTATTGCAGATACAACCGACTTTGAAACTAACTGGGCTGACGATTTAGGAGTAGGTTTACAAAATCAAGTATTGTTTAATCTCACTTCTGAAACTATGCAAAGTGATTGGGGAGAAACTAGTTTATTCTATAGCGAAAAAACTTTTAAACCTATCGTATGTAAAACACCTGTGCTTATATGGGGACAAACAGGACAAAACTATAATCTTCAAAGACTAGGTTATAAATTATACACTGATTGGTTTGACTACGAGTTTGACTTTGAACCAGACATTGTTAAACGCTGGAATAAATTAGAAAAAGAAATAGTTCGTGTGTGTACTATGCTTTCTAAAATGACACGTTCACAACAAATTGATTGGTCATTAAAAAATGAAGATTTATTAGACTACAATTATAAATTTGCTGATTATAATGATTACACAATTAGTGAATTTTTAAGACTTATCGAATCTGCTCAAAATTACTTAGGTAATCAGTTAATCAACGACCCAACGTATCCATCAAAAAATACCATGTAATTCAGGAAACGTTTTAGCAAAATTTGTTCCTCGACGTCTATCATGTTCTTTAAACCAAGCAACAAAATCTTTTCGTCCTATATCTAAGGTTTCTTCGTCATAGTTTGTAGTACGCATGTAATCTACAACACGACGAAACTTTTCATATTCAAGTTTTGTAAATTTGTTTACGTCATAGTCATCTAGATTGCTTTTGATAAATTCTAAATGACTTTCCATATAACTCATAAAACTTTTAGGAAGTATATTCATATCGTACTGCAAAGGTTCTTTTAGATAAGGTGTATCAAAACGTATGCGTCTTGTACCAGTTTGATATTTCTGTCTCCACTCTAAAAACTTTTCAAGCAGTTTGTTAAATGTAGTTACACACAACACATTAAATGTAACCATAAATGTAATAGGTTGATCTGTTTGTGTCATCCATGTATCAAAGTTCTTTTCCCAAACAGACAAGTCTAAGTTAGTTCTAATATATTCTGCAGGTGTTCCCCAAGTGTCCATACTAGTAAACAATTTAAACCGTTTAATTTTCTTTTCTTCAATTAACTTGTTAACCCTTTCTGCAAGACGTTTTACAAGTATATTTTTAACAGCAAGATTACTGTTAATATTGATTTCAAGATTAGGACGAGGATTCTCGGATAGGTCCTCAAGCAAACGCCAAGTACTCTGTTGCAAAAGTGGCTCACCTCCTGTAATGCGTAATATGTTCAGCGTTTTACTTACCTGGGGCCACCAGTCCCACCATGCTTGTACATAAGGGTTTTCTTCTTCCTTTTTGTATATACGCATACGGCGGGTATCAAATGAATGGTTTTTAACCATATCATAAGGGCCATATTCTTCTATTTCTTTAAAGTAACTACTACTTGCTTTAGGATGACAGTATCCACATTTTAAATTACACTCATTACCAAATGAAACTTCAATATACTCTGGATTAATATTAAAGTCCCAATCATTGTCTACAATTTCTGCTAATCGTTCTTTTGTATAGATTCCAGCATTTCTTTCATGCCTGTCACTTACATAGTCTTTGCCCATGCACTCTATATTCCAGCAGTACTGACACCCTTTAGGTTTTAGTCCTGCCATCATTTCTCGTCGCTGTAATTTCTTTTCTACTGTATTGTGTAGGGCACTAGGATTGTTTTCAAGTTCGTGTAAGGGAATAATATGCGGTGCAGGATGATAACAACTATGCGTTTCACCTGTTTGTAAATATATTGTAGTGTGATGCCATTTTGCCAAACAAAATGTAGGAGAAACTTTATCCGTAATTTCTTTTACTTCAGTCATACGGTCAATAGGATCTTTTACAATCTTTAGCTGTCTAGCAAATTTTTTTACTAGTTTATTCAACATCAATAAATCCTTGACCTGTGCGATCTGTATTTGTATAACTGTCTTTGAACATTTCGCTTTGAATTCTAGTAAACGGCAAGTCAACAGGCAATCCTAATTCTTGCTGTAGTCTAAATCCTAACTTTCTTACTTTCCACAATATATTAGTATCATCTACATCTTGAGTTATTTCTTCCCATAGACTATTTAGGTACTTAAAATCTCTAACTTGTACATAATCCCAATTTTCAAGATTAGTCATTACACAACCTAATCGTGCTCCATATATTGCCCACATACCATGTTCAACATCTGCACCTACCATTTGCCATATCATTAGTCTATGCAGATTCTGCCAGTAGACTTCATCTTTGAATGTTATACTGTTAAACTTTCGACCTCTGTCCAAACACATTTTAACACCTTCACGGAAGCCTGCTCTCCATGCTTGTGCAGGTGTAGCGTTATTATATACCTTTGAATAACAACTATTCATTTGTATATAATCCAAGTTCCAGCAAAATTCTACTTGAGCAGCAATATCGTTTGATTCACTTGCTTCATGTGTTTTCATGTTTAGTACAACATCTTTTGGCCAACATTTTAAACCGCCATTGCCGTACATAAGTCCGTTGATTACATTATATCCGCACCAACTTAGTACAGCATTTTTCATATAAGGATGTTGTTTAAAATCTATTTCTTGTTCTAAGAAGTCAGCATAAATTTTATTGTCACCGTCAACAGTAATAAATCGTTCTGTTTCTGCAAGTTCTGCACAGGCTTTGTGTGCGGCATCTGATCCTTCTACGCCGTGTACACGTTTAGCCCAAGGTGCTTTTTTAAGCAGATCGGCATAGTTTTCATCTGCATTAGGTTCGTCATATGACAAATAGATAATATCAATATCACGTATTTTCATTTTCAAACCTCTCTTTAAGCCAATCAAAATCGTTTATCTTTTTAAGTGCTTCAGGTTTATCAGCATTAGCTTCACCGTATTCTTGACCTTGTTTTGCACCCATTTGTGCGTATTCTCCATAACGTCTTTTATTTCCTTCAAACTGCCACTGTGTTAGTCTGTATTCGGTTTCTTCATCATGCTGTCTGTCAATAGAGCGTGACGCTAGTTTTACACATTCTCTAAATGCACTTTTCCAAGTGTTAAAAGGATCAGTATTAAACGCTGTAACATTAGATACAATAGGCATAGGTTTAAACTTGCTGCTAATACTTGTTGTCATATCCGCAGTATCTATATTCATATTCAATGTAAGTTCTCTAGGCAATAATTTAATTCCGCCATATCCATATATTAAATCGTTAACAGGATTACGACTTCTCCATACATGTACAAAATCTAATTCAACATCTGGTACTTTATATGTAAACCTAAACTCTTCTTCAATCTTTGCATCACCGTCTACCACCCAAAACATTGGACTAGTACACAGTTCTGCGGCCTTTTTGTGTGCTTGATGTATACCTTTTACTCCGTGTACTCTTTGAGCTCTTGGAAAACGTGCTTTTAATGATTGCCAGTTTTCTTCTGCATTAGGCTCATTATAACTTATAAACACAATGTCATAACGACTAACTTCGTTTTCTTTTATGTTGCCGCTGATTCTATGAGGGCTTTTGTATACCATTTTATAAAAATGACACTGCAATGTAGTTAAAGGAGAACCAATAGGCAAAGATGCCCACTCAGTTAAACTCAGCATTTCTTTACAAGCAGCACGAGCACCTCTTATACAAGCATCACCGTTCTCTGTATCAAGACCTAGATAGTTCCATATCAAAATTCTTTTGCGTTCGGCTTCTGTAATATTTGCTAATGATTTTCCATCAAGAATATTTTTAATTTCTTTATAGGCACTTTCGTATGCTTGTTCAGGCGTATCTGCATGATATACTTCTGCACCTGGATGATCAATAGTAAAACTAAAATCTGTTCCGCCTTTCCACTGCACACCAGATGTTTCGTATGTCAAATGATTTACTATACTTTTGTTGTGCCAGTTAATTGTAGCATTTCTTACTGCTTCTTCAAAAATTAAAGGTTGATTTAAAAACTTATCGTTTAGTTTTGAGTCGTCCGTTATTACAAAATAATCTTTTTTAGGAAGTTTAGAAGTCCTCTGAGCCCAAGGTATTTTATTTTTTAGATCATAAAAATTTTCTTCTGCATTAGGACTTCCTTGATCTAAAAAATAAAAATCAAAGTCAGTTAGTCTTAATTTAAAATCACTCATATTGAACTCCTACATTTCTTATGTGTGCAGGAATGTAAATGTCAATATTTTCAGTTGCATTTAATGCATAAACATTTGTTACAGGATCATATACTAAAGATTGTTTAAGTTTATGGAAGCAATTTTTTTCACAAATATAAAAAACTGCTGAGCCATCAAGGTTGTCTCCGTTTAACACAGTTAGCATATTTTTATTTTTGTTAATCAATAGAGTAACTAATTGTTTAGCAACAGGTGCTTTATAAAAAGAAGAACCAGACGTTAGATTAAACTGCTGTTCTACTTTTTGAAGTTGATGACTATCACCAATTTTTGCAACAGTGTATTTTGTTTTCATCACTGTGCCACTTAAAAATCCTTCTGCTAAAGTAGTATCTATTTCAACAGAATTTTCCGGTGGTTCATCTGAGCTTGCAAATACACTTGTTATTCTCCCTGTTTCATCAAAAGAAACATAAAACTTTTGCGTTGCAAGTTTTCTTTGATTTTCTAAAACTTCTTTAAGTCTATCAGCTAACATTAAAAAACTCCTTGACTTCAGAAGTGACAAACTTATCTTCAACGTAGTGCAATATGTCATTTAACATATAACTGTCAAGCATAAGTTTATCATCAAATTGATATACTGGTATTCTATCAACAGCACTGTCTGAAGGTTTATCCCAATTTTGCATTTTTGGTTTTAAATGTATAAACGTAGGAACTAATGTTTTATCTGACGTTTCGTTTTCTAAACCTAGTATGTATATTGCAAGAGCCATGTTCAAATCAAAACTCTGTCCTGACTGAAACATGCTCTTTAGGTATATGTTATAATAGGTCTTCCAATTAAGTGTAATACTTTTTAACAATTTAAACACTGCTTCAGTCTTTGGTGTCTTTTTAAAATAATAAAATGCTGTATAGATATTTGGCAATTTATTTTTTATAAATGTTTTTCTATAATAAACGCTAGTTGCTATTTCTTTTCTATATGTTAGCACATCAGTAGTAAAAAACATATCATAGTTAGAAAACTTATCCCACCAATCGTCAACATTCCTAAAAAACAACATGTCTGCATCTAGTACAATAGTTTCATCATAAGGACTAAGCTCGTAGGCTTTCCAACGATTTTCTATTTTCCACTCACTGTTTTTTGCATGATCTTCTTCAAACTCACTAATAATAGTAACATCATTAATGTTGCAGTATTTTTTAATACTTGCTTTTAGCAGTTCTGCTTGTGCAACATAATCCGTTTTTCCGTTTGGTTGTGCAAAAATTAAAAATCCTTTACTCAAGATCAAACTCCCAAGTAATTAAATCGTTTAAATGTAACTTGTTCATAACGTGTAAATTAAGATCTTCAACTGTAACTATGTTAACTTTGTCTGGACGTTTGTCGTGTCCAAGTGCAAATATATACTTTTCATCTTTTATACTAATTAAATCATCAGCAGGACTAGAATATATCATTTTTCCAGGAGGTTGTTTTGGCCACTCTGTTTTTTGATATCCATTTAGTATGTGTATAGCAATACTAAATGCATAATCATTTCTATACAATTTAGGTGTTATTCTATAAAGAGTTCTAAAGTAGTGATAGTGACGTTTAATACAATTTACTAGATCAAACAACTTTTTAGTTCTTTCTGTTTTCTTAAAAACTAATACTGTAGCCCAGTAAAAATCTAACGTATCATCTGATATTCTTTCTAGACCTTTGAGTTGTCTAGCATATGAAATATCACAAGAATCTTTGTATATGAATAAGTCGTCTGGCTGATCAATTACTTTTAAAAGGTTGTCATTGTTAATTAGATAGTCAGTATCTAATACTATTGTTGTATCAAATGGAGATATATCATATGCTGTTCCTCGATTAACATTTTTCCATTCTGCTTTTGTTGAAAAATGCTCGCCGCCAAAGAACTCTCTAGTTTGAAAGGTTTTATCAGTATCTTTAAAGATTACTTGATCAACATATTTCTTATAAAAAGGAAAAGCCTTTTCAAGATAGTTAACACTATCTGTAACAATAACTACCGGAAGATTGAGATGCTTTTTTACAAGTTTTGCATTGTATATTGCTTGTTTAACATAATCAATCGCGGTATTGTTATATGCAAATAACAAAACGCCTGTGGTCATATTGACAGCAATTCCTCTATATTCCTAGAACTTTCAACTAAAGCGTTATACTTTTGATAGTACTGTGTTGTGGCTGTTTTATATGTGTTAACGATTGTGTTGTAGAAAGTGTCTACATCTTCAATCTCAACAGGAATATCGTTATCATCTATAAAATGTATAATTCCGTTAGCAGATGCTTCTTTAACAAAAGCAATAAAAGAATCTGTTACTGTAAATTTTCCACCATTAGAAAACACTACCCTGTCTTCGTAATACTTTTCTTTGAGCAATCTTTTTTGATTGTTGATTGAATGTATATGATTTACATCTTCTAGAACTTTTTCTAATCTTGGATCCATAATTTACCTCATGTGTATTAGTATATATTACACTATTTGATAAATTTTGTCAAGACTGAATTTATTCGAAGCCAGTAAAGTCTGCTGTTATTGTTACTGTACAACCTGTATTACATTGGGCAGCACTGGCTTCGTAACTGGTAAATTGTGCAGTATATAACTGGCTGCCGTTCATAGTTTTTAAAAACTGTGCTTGAATATTTCTAGATGTATAACCAGTAACTCTGCCTAAAACAAGTCCACTGTCGTACACAACAGTACCACTAGTAGTACCTTCGTAAATTCTTAATCGATTGTCTCCGCCATAGTAAGACCTATCTTTAAATATTCCAAAGATATAAGTGGTATTACCGTCGGCAAAAGTAGAGAAATTTACATTAACCTTCCAGTATTCTGCTGGAATAGTAAATGTACCTAGTGTGTAAGAAGTTGTACCAGCACCTGTTATATCACCTTTTTGTGAAACACTAAGAGTAAAAGGACCTGGAGGAGTTGGAGGTGCAGACGGAGGTGCTTGACCTGTAATTGCTTCTACTACCCAGGCTTGTGTTATAGAAACTGAAGGTAGTGATCCAACAGTATTAAATAATGGATTGGTTGCACCTGTAATAGTTTTAATTGAACACCAGGTAGCGACACGTTGACCTACATTTTCATCACGTGGCTCATCTGGCCATTGTTTTGAAGATCTATCGTTATCAGCACATACTATTTTTACACTAATAACACTATTATTAGCGTTGCGTTTCATTTCAATTTTAGTTGTGTTTAACTGATAAGTGTTGTCATCACTATCAAACTTTTGAATTACTGTTTGATATGATGTTGTTAGTATATCAAAAAGTTGTTTGTTTATTACAAAGTTGACAGGATTTGCAACGTTCAAATGATTGTACCACCAGTTTGCTTTTGCTCCGCCGGGATTGCTTGTAAAAGGAACGCCATTTGAATTTGTAAGTCTTGCGTACATTGTTACTTCGCC